TGTGGATTCGTGGATCCCCAGATCCTCGAAAGCGCAGAGATTGATGTGCGCAACCTCATCCGTAGCCAGCTACGACCGGATGGTCCCGACCTCCGAACCCTCACTTTTGAAGAGGCAGTGCAGGGCATCCCCCAAGATGAACTGTTCTGTCCCGTCAATCGTACGACCTCCCCTGGATACCCATACACCACCCAACCCCGGCCACCAAACTTTCCTGGAAAGACATACTGGCTTGGTAAAGGTGATGAATGGGCCCTCGACACTCCCCAGGCTTTGAACCTTCGCAAAGATTGCGATGAGCTAGAAGCCCAATGTGTAAACGACCTCCCGACCTCCGTTCTTTGGATTGATACTCTGAAGGACGAACGACTCCCCCATGCAAAGGTTGACATTGCGAAAACACGGATCATATCGAATGGCCCCATGAGTTACAACATTGTGTTTCGTAAATATTTCCTATCGGCAATGGCTCACATCCGCCACAACCGAATTCTCAATGGAGTTGCGATTGGCATGAATGTCTGGAGTTCCGAATGGAACTTTCTTGCACGACATTTACTTGCAAATTCGCAAAACCTCATTGATGGAGATTTCACGAACTACGATGGAACACTCATGGACCAATTGATGTGGTCCGTTTTCCGCATACTCGACTCTTTGTATGACGACGGAAATTCAAACCTCCGTCGCAACCTGTGGCATGCTGCGTGCTATGCTACCCGATACAACCAAGGCGAGATATACCAGTGCACGCATTCACTACCCTCTGGTTTTCCCGCCACCGCTGAAGCCAACTCTCTTTACGAACTCCTCCTTTTTAGGTGTGCTTACATTAAGCTCGCCCGAGAAGCTGGTTTACCCGACCACGCGAACATGCAGTCATTCAACAAGAATGTCAGAATCGTAACCTACGGTGATGATAACCTCTTGTCGATTGCAGACGAAGTTCTAGACTGGTACAACATGCACTCTCTTGTTGCATGCATGGCCCAGTTTGGGATGACGTATACTACCGCCCAAAAGACTACCGACTACCAACGCTCAAAGACTATCGCGGACGTGTCGTTTCTGAAACGATATTTCCGCGTCGTGGACACTGGCTTTGGAAAAATGCCGATGTTTACGTGCCCCGCCCCCCTGGAAACCCGGCTCGACATCCTCAACTGGACGAAGTTCAGGAAACTAGGTGCTGACCCAGAAGAATCCGATGCCGTCACGACTGTTCTTCAAGAATCGTCTGTGCATGGTAAGGAGACTTATGATAAGTACTCGAAACTAGTTGTGGATGCTGCCATCAGCGTAGGTATCACAGGATTCATTCAATTGAGTCTTTTTGAATACCTCACAAAATTCACAACTGGTTGCGCGTTTCCTGCGCGACTTCCTTCCCCCCTCCGACGTGATCTTACTTCAGTCATACAAAATTCCGATGACTCTAAAGACCAAAGTACTGCTGTTGG